GGTAGATCTCTCATCATTAGTCAGCAGCGTTACTATCAACAGATCATTCGAAGAATTGGACATCAGTGCGATGGGGGATTCTGGAAGACGCTATGTAAAGGGCTTGGAAGCTTCAAGCATTACTATCGACTTTTTCAATGACCCAGAATCAGCAAAGACACTTCAGACACTCAACAGCCGTTGGGGTCAAAGCACAACAGTTACAGTAAAGCAGACCAATGCAGCTACATCAGCTACAAATCCGCTATACACTATGTCATGCTTGGTTAATAACACAACACCAATCAACGGAGCAGTTGGAGACCTTTCAACTCAGTCCGTTACATGGAACGTAAACGGCGAAATCGCCATTACAACAGCGTAAGAAGGAGATAAGGGCTATGGCAAAACTCAAAGTAACAAGGGCTGACGGACAAGTGCAGGAGTTCGAGATAACTCCAGTCTTGGAGTACAGCTTTGAGCAATATGCTAAGAAGGGCTTTCACAAAGCCTTAATTGAGGATCAGAAGCAGTCAGACGTGTACTGGCTGTGCTGGGAAGCAATTAGACGTTCGGGTGAAACAGTCAAGCCTTTTGGCGAAGGATTCTTGGAGACACTTTCAGGTGTTGAAGTCCTTGAGTCCGACCCAAAAGCTTAGATCGGAACTCCCTCACCTATCTCGCAGCTCGATTGAGTTATGAGTATGGAGTTCCGTTCAACACCATCGTGGAACTTTCTCCGATGGCTTTCAAGGCTCATGTACAGGTATTAAAAGACATAGCGAAGGAGCGCAACGATGCCAGTAGAACTGGAAAACGCGGTCGCACTTCGTAAGGCTATGAAGGAGTACACTCCTGAACTAGCTAAGGAAACCCAGAAAGAAATCGCTGGACACCTACGCACAGTCACAAGCGAGGCTCGCGGATATGTACCAAGTTCCTCACCTTTGTCTGGCTGGGCTAACGCTACTGGAGTCTGGGAGTATAGAGCCTTTAATGCCAGCAATATAAAGCGCGGCATTGGTTACTCTACAACTCCGAGCAAGCCTAACCGCCGAGGATTCAGAAGCCTTGCGAGCATTTACAATAAGTCTGCCGCTGGTGCTATCTATGAAACCGCAGGTCGCTTAAACCCACAAGGCTTGCCACCTGCGCAGCGTGTGAAGAAGTATCGCAACGGAGCGTTTATTCAGGAATGGCAGTCAGACAAGACAGTCAATAAGTCAGCAAACCCTAATGCGGGTAAGCAGTTTATTGGCGCATTACCGCCATTGGTTGATTCACAGCAATCCAATAAAGCAGGTCGCAGAACTCGTAAGACCAAGGGTCGTTTAATTTTTAGAGCATGGGCTAATGACAAGGGCAAGACTACAGCAGCAGTTGTCAAGGCAATCCAAGCTGCAAACATGAGAGTAGTAACTAAGGTGGATGCTCGCGGTCAAGTCGATTACAGGTCAAAGGGGTAACAGATGTCAATGACAGACCTAGCAATCCGTATTGCTACCACCATGGATTCAACTGGCTTACTGAAGGCAGACAAGGGAGTCAAGAGCTTTGAGAAAACAGTCAAGAGCCTTGGCAGAACTCTAGGGCTAACGCTTAGCGCAGCAGCAGTTGTCCAATTCGGCAGAAAAGCCGCGCAAGCATTTATTCAGGATGAGAAAGAAGCCCAGCGATTAACTACAGCAGTTAAGAACTTGGGGCTTGAACTATCTGCTCCAGCCATTTCCCAGTACATAGATAACCTATCTAAAATCTCTGGGGTTACAGACAGTCAGCTTCGTCCAGCGTTTCAGGCACTCTTGCAGACTACTGGATCAGTTACGGCTAGCCAGAAGGCGTTACAGCAAGCGATAGATGTGTCAGTTGGTAGTGGCATCGAATTATCTACAGTTTCACAGGACTTGGCTAACGCCTATGTAGGAGTTACGCGAGGATTAAGAAAGTACAATCTTGGGCTTACACAAGCAGAACTTAAAGCTGCAAGTTTCGAGGACATTAGCGCAAGATTGAACAAACAGTTTTCTGGAGCAAACGCGGCTTACCTAGACACTTATGCAGGAAAGCTGCAAATGCTGGGCACAGCAGCAGGAGAAGCCCAAGAGAAGATTGGCGAATCGGTTATTGAGTTAGCCATGGCGGTCACGGGCGCATCTGATGTAGAACAGTTAATTAGCAGGATAGCCTCTGCCACAGACTTTGCGGTTGCTCGCCTAGATAACTTTATTGAAGGCTGGAAGATTCTTAAGGCAATCATCAACAGCAGCCTTGGCGAGTTTAAGAAGAACATTCAGGCAGTACAGGTAGAAGAGTTTAACCGCCGCATGGCTCGTGACTACATGCAAGCATGGGAAGGCACAAGCGTGCCAATGAGCCCAGCAGCTTTAGCCCAGCAGAAGGCAGCAGAAGCAGCCGCTCGCAAGCGTGCACAGGCTCTCAAAAAAGAAGAAGAGAAGCGCACCAAGGAATTAAAAAAGCAAAACGCACTTAAGAAGGCTGGCACAGTCTTTGACCTAGACCAGATTCAGTTAATCGCTGCTCTTCGTGGCAAGTTGTCCGATGAAGATCGTAAGCGCATTGAGGCACAATTAGCCTTGCTCAATAACAATGATGCTTTGGCGCAGAAACTCACCCGCGAGATTCTCATGGCGCAGGATGCCACAGGCGGCTTGTATCGCTACTTCCTGACTATTGGCGATGCCAAGATTAAGAACCCATTTGCCTTCCTCGATGAATGGATTATGGAGTTCCAGTCTAAGTTGAACAATCTAAAGTTTCCTACAGGCAACGGAGCAACTGCCACAGTCCTAGCAGCATCGACCCCATCGGTCACAGTCACCAACTCTGGAGCGAGCATTACATCAAGCGCGACAATGGGAACACCATTCGGTCAGGCAGGTTCATTCGTGGACAGCATGGGTACGCCTTTTGGTCAGTCTGGCTCTTATGTCGATTCTATGGGTACGCCATTTGGACAAGCTGGCAGCACAGTTAATGTTTATGTATCAGGATCAGTTATCTCCGAGCAAGACCTAACCGAGACTATTGCGCGTAATCTACAGAACAGTTCTCTATCTTCCGGCAAAGTGGCACAACTAGAACGTTACTCTGGATTCTTCTTATGAGCCTACCCGCACAGATAGCAGTCAGCTTCGACTTCTCTGGCGGGGCAACCTTCGGGTCAGGCTTTGTGATTGGTTCACCAGATAACGGAGTCATCGGGGTCAATTCCTTTGGCTCATCTGATGTCATTATCCCGACAGTTGATTTAACTCCAGATGTGTACAGCATTTCTATTAGGCGTGGTCGTAACGTCATGAAGGATACCTACGATGCTGGCACAGCCATTGTGCGAGTCCTTGACCCGCTAGGCTACTTTAACCCGCAAAACCCTTCTAGCCCTTACTACGGCTACCTTGTGCCTCTTCGCAAGCTGCGTATCTCTGCCACCACAGCCACAGCAGAACACTTCCTATTCTCTGGCTATGTCAATGATTACCGCTACACCTTCCCTGTAGGGCAGGAGACTGCCTATGTGGACATCATGTGTACCGATGGCTTCCGTCTCTTGCAGATGTCTAACGTAGGCACTATCCCAGATACAGCAGCAGGGCAGGACACAGGCACACGCATTAACAAGATTCTGGACAATGTGAGCTTCCCTGCATCTATGCGCTCAATCTCTACTGGTGTCTCGACCTGTGTCACTGATCCTGCAACTAACCGCTCTACCCTAGATGCGATTAAAAATGCAGAGTTCTCTGAAGGGCTAGGAGCGTTCTACATGAGCGCAGATGGCACAGCCGTATATCTTAACCGCACAGAGGTTACATCTAGCCTTGGTGAGCCTTCTATCGCTTTTAACCAGACCACAGGGATTCCTTACAGAAACGTTAAGTATGCCTTTGATGACAAGCTCATCATTAACGATGTCAAGTTCAACCGCGTAGGCGGCACAGCACAGACAGTTTATAGCCAGTCCTCGATTGACAAGTATTTTCCACACAGCCTGACACAAGAGAACCTTGTAGCGCAGACAGATGACATTGTGCTAGGCATCGCCCAGAACTATGTCAATACCCGCAAGGAGACCACGATCCGTATTGACGAGATGCTGGTGGACTTGCTAGATCCAGCAGTTCCAACCGATACCCTTATTGGGCTTGATTACTTTGACAACCTAGACATCACAAACGTCACAGAATCAGGCTCTACCATTAACAAGACATTACAGGCGCAGGGATTCGCTTGGGATATAACAGCTAATAAGATGCAAGTAACAATCACCACGCTTGAGCCAATAGTGGATGGATTCATCATTGGTAGCAGTACATTTGGTATAATCGGCACATCAACTTTGAGTTATTAGGAGCAACATGGCAACCTTTCCAGTCACAACAGGAGACGTATTAACAGCGGCTACCTATAACAGCCTTCCAACCTTTACAGTCGGCACAGC